AGGGATTATGCGCAGAGTCGATATAGGAGAACCTATACCGCCACAAGCCACTCCCCCGAGCCACGCTAGGCTGACCCACTGGGTCAGCGTTTGCAAAAGCAGGGTTACGTAACTTGTAACTGAGTAACATGGCCTCACACGTCGGGTCAGTAAAGTCCGGCGTGAAAGAGTAAACAAGGCATCTATATCCCCGCGAGGGGCGATAGACACCAAGCTTACTCTTGTGTGACAATAGGCCATTATCACCCTCGCAGTCTAGTGGTATCCGCGGAGTTTTACACCCTCTCTCCCGGAGGAAAGAAGTCGTGACAACCTCTAAGTCACGACGGAAACGCGGACCACCAACTGCCATACACCTCGTAGACCAGCGGTGAAGCCGGTTGTGGAGACGTACGACCTCCTGTATGTTTTCACACACTTCCTGTTGGAACACCGGTGTCACGTTGACGCCTTGATGATAGTGCTCACCACACGATTCAAAGAAAGTTCCAGTGATGAAACTCTTCGACTCGTTAATGGTAAACCCGCACATCTGAAGCGTATCGATGACTGCTCTAGCCGAGGATGAGGAAACGACGATATCATCGCCGTAAACACTCACTACGGGCTCCTCACGGAGTTCTTCCGAGGCCGCTTTCGCGAGCGCCCAGAATAAGAGGGTTTCCAGCTCAAAAGTAAAGGCATTACCCATAGATGAGAACTTTTGGAGTCTCACCCAAGCCTTTGAGCCACTCGATGGTTCAGAGATTTCAACCTCTTTAGAACGCAAGGAGTCAAGGAACATCGCCCAATCGATGGGCAACAAGAGATAAACTAACTCTATCGCTACCGAATCACTTGCCGCACTCAGATCGAGTGTCGAGAGTCCCAGTGCCATGGCCATCGAGGCCAGGTACTGGTTCTGTGTTTGATCACGCAAGTCAATACCTTCTCGCAAGAGCCGGTCACGCATAAAGAGATGTACGCCTTGCTGCAGGAAAGCATTCCCTGCAGGTTCGGCGCTTATGCTACGATCGGTCCGAGCAGTTTTCGGTACTGTCAACCACCTTGCGCCGCGAGATATTGAAAACGCGGAACGCAACACACTGAAGGGTCCGTCCGGCTTGATGCCTGTCAAAGCTTCAAACCAGTTGTAATCATCAGCAAACGCCGCCCTCAGATAGGGAAGGGCATCTATGGTAACACACATGTTATCGGAGAGTTTTTCATCAACTGATACGCCTCGCCTCGTGGCGTAGGTCGCACCGTTTGATATCCTGGATGAGTTCGCAAGGCGAGCAACATTCGGAGTCGAACCTAAGACCTTCTCAATCAGCTGTTGAGCGCGCACTATGCGCGTCCTTAAGCAGTCCGGAAAGCCGGAACTTCGGAAGCTCTTAAGCCTATCGTTAGTCACTTTGCATTGCTCTTCAGCAGCTAACCAGCTACTGAGGGCTACGGCCTTCGGGTCGACGTTGACTTTAAGTCCCTTCCATTTACGGAAGAGATTATAGGTCATATAGTCAACTGCAAAGTCCGAGTGGGTCTCATACCTACGCGAGTCGGGGGCCTCAAGAGAGGAAAGCCCAGGCTGGTCGTTTCGCAACAACCAGCCAACGCGTTGGGCGAAGGGAGAGTGGAGATGGTTCAACAGACATGTCATCACGACATGTTCAAAACTCTCACGAGTCGTTGTCATTTCTTAAGCTCCTAATGCTCAGAAAGTTGAAGATCAGCCTGTGAAGGCCAAAGAAACAAAGAGGAACCTCGATTAATTGAGGTATCCCAGCGTTTCAATCATCGTCTTGATCTGCGCATTCTGCAGTAGCAAGGGCGTCATCTTAGCCATGTTTTGGCGGTCGATGAGAGCCCCTTCCTCTGGCAGAATGAACTCACAGAACGACCGTGGGGTGTACGCCAGCTGAGGAGCCGGCATGACACCTGATACGGTTGAGTTTGTGATGTTCGCCAGAACGGGCTCATGGAGCCCGAACCGCAGTCGATATGTCCGACCTTCCGCACTCGCCTTGGTGGCGGGCGGAGGGGGCGCCTTGCGTTCGACAGAGATCTTCCAATACCCGAGGGCATTGGCTTGGCTCTGGTCTTCGAACCACATGGTACCGGTTTTCGGATCGACACCCAAGGGGATGAAGGTGTGATTTACGGGGGTGCCGAGGGCATCCGCAATCACGATGTTTACAGCTGTCGTCACGAAGTGACTCCTTCTTGGTTACTCTTCTAGCAGCCTAACGACGATTAAGAAGTTGCGCCAAAAGCGCGGCTGAGTCGAGCAGTTGGTTAGAACCCAAGTTCACCTTGAACGAGGGAGGACGGGGTAGCGGATAACCAGACAGCGATCTATTGAACTGAATGTACTTTTGGGAAAAAGATACATTGACATCAGCACCGGTGCTACTAGTACCGGCCAGGTTAACTGATTGATCTACTGCGGTGATTTGCGAGATAAATGAGGTTGCCCCCAGACCCGCGCCTCTGCAGTTTTGCAATAAGCCTGTCTCTAGATTGTTGAGATAGCCCCCAACGTTGAAGACCCAGTCGACAACGAAACTAAAAGGAACTAACTCCCAAGCAATACTCACCGGATTAAGTGAGGTCCATCGTGCGAGATCAGACTCGGGAATCTGAATCTTAACGCCGATAGTAACTGCCCGGATGCCACTGTTTTGAATAGTGACATTTTGAAAGCTACCCATACCGCCAGGGGCGAAGGTAGCCTTCCCGTTTGGAATACGAACAGCGGATCCTGCTTTGAATCTTTCGATCCGATTCAGAACTAGCCGCGTGCTCTCATCCGCACAGTTATAGATTGACGACAAGAGCGGCTTCACGCCGTATCTATAAGCCAACCACATACCAGATATCGCTTTCATGCCCACTAGGCCACGATTGCGACGACTGTCTGAGAGCCAGTTCAACATACCTTCACGCTTTAGGTCTAACTGTTCAGTTAGATTAAGCATTTTGGCAGTCTGACCGGCCTCAGCTAAGTCGACCGCGAGGTCCAATCCTCCTCTTACCTGGTCATTGAGTTTAGTCAACGCCTGATTATAAGGAATATCGAACGACGGTTCAGCAGGGGGATTTATTTGAGCCCCACCGTCAAACACGTCAAAAGCACCATCTTGCGAGTTTTGGATTCGCCCGTTAGGGTAGAATCGACG